ATGCTTACAACAACCTTGGTGGTGCTTCTCCGCCAACTGGTCATGGTGGCATGAGTTCTGCACACTGTTCATCTTCTTCTGCTATCTCTGGTGTCAATGACGCTGGAACTGCAGTATATGATTATGGTACAAATATCCCTAACTACTGATGGCAAATACTAACGACGTTATTGTTATTGATCTTGAAAAGTTTCCTCACATTGAACAGTGGGGAGAGAAACTTGGTGGTAACTTAGGACTGGAATATTTTTACCTTGAAGATAGATTCTTCGACTATATTCCTCAACACATCAAATATCTTCGCTTTTCTGCAAAGGATGCCCTATTCGGAGCAAAGTATTGGGGTGAGACTAGATTTAAGAAATCTGATTATGGTGTCAATGAGGAAGGAACTACTCTGAAAGATAAGGTAGAAGTTGATACTACAATCGTCAAAGAGCACACGATTCCATTCATGAAGGCGGTAATCCGTCTTGCAACTCAAGAGATTTTTGAAAGAAGATACGTTGCTTTACGTTCTAAATATAGTACGTTGGAAGATGCAACCTGGGATGACCAGTTTGCTGAAGCAACTGCATATCTTGAGGATAATACTGTAACTGTCAAACTGATTGACAGATTAGCAGAACTTAGGGGATTGACACTGGCAGACTTTGCTGCTAAAGTGGTTGAGAAACATAATGAGTGGAAAGACTCTGTTTATGATCTTGCTGTAAGTGAGCAATCTGTAAGCACAAAACTGAAGGCATGTTCAAACATGGCAGAAGTAAATGTGTTCCTTGAAGATTACTTTGGTGTGGCAATGTCCAACCAACAATGTTTAGAATACAACAGATGCATAGTTGATGATGAAACAGGAAACATCGAAAGAAAAGAACCCTTTGTCTACGGAATCCGCTTCTGATTTCCGTCATACAATCGATCAAACTCTAGATCAGTTAGAAAACATCTCCCCATGGGAGTTGGATAACTTTGACAAAGCATTGATGCAATGGTCTGACCAAGTTCCTTTTGGTCAGAGTGAGTTTCAAAATCGTTATTATGTTGTGCAATCACATGTAACTCCTTGGCGACAGATGCGTCAAGCAATCATGGAGTTGCAAGCAAGAACTAATTCTCTTCAGAAAGTTACGATTCAATATCGTCGCAATCTGAATGATATTGCACGTCTTGAAGCAGAACGTGATGCAGAAGAAAATGAGTTTGAGCGTTATGATATTGAGTGTCAGATTGAAATCTGCAAACTCGATACTCAAGTTTGGTTGAATAAACTGCGTCAATGTAAAGAAGAGATTGAACAGTTCCTGCGTATCATTAAAGAACGCTCTGGCACTGATGACATCGAAGCAATCACAAAACAGTTTGATGATCCCAACATTGTAGAGGAAGAAGAGCATAAGTATTGGATTGCTCGTATGGCAAAACAATCTGCTATTGATCTGCTAACTACTGGTAGAATCCAAGCAGGTAATCTGGAATCTATGTTGCAAATGAATCCTGAAGATCAAGCAGCAGTTACAGACCTTGCTCTTACATATTCTACTGCACTAAATCATTGCATTGGTAAGTTCAAAGCAAATGCAGAGGAGAAAGTTGAGAGTATGTTAGAAGGACGCCCACCTGAAATGTTTGACACCGCTGGAGTATTCACTGATTATGTCGAAAACAACGTCGCAGACCGCCGTCTTCAGTCTGCCGATAAACCCAAAACTTGATCCTGGTTATATTGAGGAGGGATTCATTCCTTTCCTCAACAAATATAAGCACCTGATTTACGATCTATACTTCACATCTAGGATGCCACCCTTTACGCAAGATGCGATGGGTGATGTATTCAAGACAACGAAGAGTGCAAAGGATTCTGCAAAGAATGCCCTGGCAATCTCTGAGGCAACAGGTATTCCTTTGTCTGCAACATTCAATAACATTTGGGTGCGTCCAGATCAGAAGAACTTAGACTTATGGATTGCGAACTTTAAGTTCCTCTATGATTCTGGTGTTAGAACTGTTACTCTACCCCATACATCATGGGTGATGACAGGACAAATCCAGAAAGAATATCCTGATCTAAAGATTAAGAATACTATCCTGCGTGAGGTGGTCAAACCTAACGAGATTGTCACTCTTGCTAGTGCTGGGTTTCATTATATTAATCTGGATCGTGACATCATGCGTGATCAAGATGCCTTGGTTCGTATCATGGATGCGAAAGAATACTGTGCAGATAAAGGTAACCCGATTGAGTTGTCGTTACTCGTGAACGAACATTGTTGGGGTGGTTGTCCTATTATGCCTGAGCATTATCAGTACAACTCGACAAGAACTGGTACAGAACCTCAGTATTTCAATAGTGAGATTAGTCGTATCTCATGTTCACGTTGGGATGCATATGATCCATCAGTAGAACTTAAACGTGCTAATCTGCCGCCCTGGAGAGAGGATTGGCAATGGTTCTTAGATAATGGCATCGATGTATTCAAACTGCATGGTAGAGAGGATGCTATGCGCCTTAGAGAGTCCCTAGATATTATTGAACGATGGGACAATGGTGATGAACTGATGTATCCAGAGTTCAAAGACTACATGGTAGATCTTGACATGCCACAGTCACCAATCAATCTGTGGAGAAATAAAATCAAACACTGTAAGTTTGATTGTTGGGATTGTAACTTCTGTGAGTCTGTAGTAGAATCGAAACTGAAGAAACAGGAGCGTGCTAAATTGAATCCTCTCGTAGAACGTGTCACTCGTGCTATTGATGGTGCATGTGATAATAACTCTAACTTCAGACCAGAAGGATATGATGTAAAGGGTTTATCTTCTAGTAAGGTGAGACATTTACTGAATAACTTATGCAGTGAACGTGGTACAGTATATGCTGACGTTGGATGTTATACAGGTAGCACATTGATTGCTGCGTTGATGGGTAACGAAGCAGTAAAGGCATATGCTATTGATGACTTCTCTGATGAGACTGTCTACCCTATGCGTAAAGAACTGCGTAATGATTTCAAGGTAGAGAATCCTGCAGAAACATTTGTAGAAAACTATAACAAGTGGTACAATCCAAACTGTGCTGTTGGTCTTGTTGCCAAACCTATTGCACAGGTTGAGTTTAATCCTGACTATGCTCCGAAGGTTGTTTTCTATGATGCAGAGAATGAACCTAATCATATGAGGGCAAACCTGCAACATATTCATAATCAATGTGCTAGTGATGGATATGTGTTGGTTGTTGATGATGCAAACTTTGAGGGTGTAGTGTCAGCAACTGATGAGTTCTTGAGAGATAAGCATGTTGCATTTAAGCGACTGATTACAACTGAGACACCTGAAGATGTAGACGATTGGTGGAATGGAGTCTATATTATTGTGATTGAACGATGATAGAAATTATTGATGATTTCCTGGAACCAGGAGACTTTGGACATCTACAAAAAACCATGATAGGAGCATTCTTTCCATGGACTATTTCAAAGATTGTTGATGACAACGGCAACAATCATCAACGTAATATACAAATGGTTCACATGTTCTACGAAAGATTGTCACCTGTTGACAGTAGTATTGAACTATTGTATCCTGTCCTTCAGAAAGTACAACCCTATGCGTTACTGAAAGTAAAGGCAAACTTCTTGCTTGGTACAGATAAACTGGTGGAACATGGTATGCACATTGATGTTATGGATGCTGACGATCGTCCATATCTAAAGACATCTATCCTCTACATGAATACATGTAATGGTTACACACTGTTTGAAGATGGTACTAAAGTAGAGTCAGTCCGAAACAGATTTGTAACATTCCCGAATCACACACAGCACACGGGAACTACAACAACTGATGCCGATTATCGTATGGTCATCAACTTTAACTATGTTTAAGAAACTTGTTCGTAAATATGTAAGTCTGCTCCAACGTATACCTGAGCGACACTATTGGCCCATCTTTATCATTTTGTCGCTGTATTTTATCGTTCCGATGAGTGAAATCACAGTGACGATTGCAGCAATTTTATTCTTTAAGTTTGAGAATCAGATTAGACCTGCACTTGCTAAGTTAGTCAAACCGTTACCTGATTGGTTGAGGTATGGTGGTAGTGTCATATTCTTTCTGGTGATGATTGATGATACTTTGTTTTACTTTGCGTTGATTGCATTGGCGTTTTGGAGTTCTAGGCAAGTTAAGAAGATAAATAAGATTGAAGATGTCTAGATTGAGTACATGTCTGAGTTAAATGTAGGAACTCTTAATGTTGGAACTACACAGTTCACAGGAGATTCTTCTAGTCAAAATGCTGCTCCCACCCTTACAGGTTTGGTTGGTGGTGCTCCTGCCAGCGATGAAGTTCTAAAGTGGAATGGTTCTGCTTGGGTTGCTTCTAGTCTTCCTGCTACACCTGGAAGATTATTAGGCATCGATCTTTATACTAACCAAAATGGTGAGTGGGATCAAAGATCTAGAACTGGTGGCAGTGCTACTTGGACACGTCCTTCTGAATGTAATCACGTCTTGGTATATGTTACAGGCGGTGGTGGAGGTTCTCGTGTGAACGATAACAACTACCGTGGTGCAGGTGGTGGCGGTGGTGCTACTTCAATCAAATATATTGATGTCACTGGTGTTTCATCAGTCAACGTAACTTGGGGTGAAGGTGGTAACTACTCCAGAAATGGTGGTAGAGGTGGTAGCGGAGGCACATCATCTTTCGGTGCTTATTGTTCAGCAACTGGTGGCGGTGGCGGTTATACCGACAACCCCTATGAAGGCGGTCGTGGTGGTGAAGCAACGGGTGGAGATATTAACCTCCCTGGTGGTGATGGTGGTATGTCACACGGATCTAATAACGAATATGTTGCTGGTGCATCATTCTGGCACCATGCAGGTTCAAACCACCATAACTCCAACGATGGTGCTATTAACACTCACGGTCAGTGGGGATCTGGTGGCGGTCATGGACACTATTCCCAGAATGGTCACGCACATAACAACTCTGTCGGTGGCGGCGGTTGTGTAATGATTTACAAGTATTCCTGAGGTAAAAATGTACGCATTAGTCAACAAAAGAAACGGTGCTGTTTGGCAGTTTTCTGCTGAAACATTTGAGGTGCATGAGTCTCAGTCGTGGGTTGATGTTCCCGATGATGTATTTGATGAGACTGTAGATCCTGCTGATTGGAAATATAACTCCGAGACGCTGATGATTGAACAGAAGGTATATGAAAAACCTCCTGTAGAAGCAGTCAGACGATTTGAGTTCCCTGATATTGGTGATCAGTTAGATTTGCTCTGGCATGATATGGATGAGGGAAGAATTGCTGGTAAAGATACATCTAACTGGTATGCTGTAGTCAAGAACATCAAGGACAGAAATCCTAAGTAGTGTGCCAGTTGAAAAAAGTGTCACAGGGGTCATTGCGACCCCTTTTTTTGTGCTATACTTATGAAGTAATCAAGGAGAACCATGCCTCAGTTCACTCTCATCTGTACCGATGAAGATTCAACCGTAACAACTAAAAAGTTCGAGGCGACTGTTCTCGATGATGTTGTTGATAAGACTCAGGATTTCCTGAAAGGTGTAGGTTACTGCTTTGAAGAGTTGCACACTCAAGTGTATCCTCTTCCAGAAAGTAACGATGACGACTATTCTTCTATCTACAGGGATGTAGACTGATACATATTACAGTAGTTTATTTTTAATTCCTCATACTTAACAATGGGTAAGACTTTTCGACGTGGTGGTAGCGAACGCGGTTACTACTCTCCTGGCAAATCTATCCGTGACAAGCGACAAAAAGGTGGCACTAATCGTTCAACTTGGTCAGATGAATCCAACTATGATGACTTCCAGAACAACAAAAAAGGACGAAAGTTTGATCGAACAACAGAAGAAGATGGATGGTACTGAAATAGAAAGAGAACCTGAAATGTTAGAGTTTGATGATTTTTCTGAAGTAGACTACGATTTGGACTATACTGTGCAATACTAATGACGAATGAATCTGAAAACGACAAGTTTAACAGGGGACTAGATCTCTTTATTGAGTCAGTGCTTAAACCAGATCCAGCACTACGTCAATGTGCTCACAATCAACAGTGTTATCATGAGTTGATGTACATTCGTTCTTATGTTTTAGACTACTTAAAAACTCTGCGCCGTTAATGAGATGATCGGTCTCCATTCTGCTTTGCTATCTCTCGATCAAAAACATCTGGTAAAAGATGCATTAGTCTTGTATATTCAAGACTTGCAACGAAAGTTTTACCGTGATAAACTCATCGATCCAAAATACTACAATGCTCAGATGTCTGAGATTGATAGTATTGCTGAACAACTAAACCTTAAAGATCTCTATAGACAATGACCATTGAAATGTTCTGTCCCCAGTGGTACTATACTGGGACAGTTTCAGAAGAGAATCAACAACGTATTGTTGAACTCTTTGATGATTTTGTATCTAATGATGACAACTTTTCAGAGTCTGATGGTTGGAACTGTTCGTCGCTTACAACTATTCACAATGAGGCAAATGGACAGGCACCATGGTCAGAATGGTTAGAATGTATTCGTGAACATATTGATACTTTCCTAGAGGAAACTCAACCAACGAAAGATATACAAATCATCCCACAAGAAGCGTGGGCAAATAAATATCGCTTAGGACATTTTCAAGAATATCATGATCATGCGGTTGCTAACTGTAACCTCAGCATGGTATATTTCTACAAAGAGTTTGATGAAACACTCTTCAGATTCTATAACAATGAGGATTCAAAGTACAAATCTAGTGGACTAAAAGAGGTTCTCTCTATTCCTAGTTCTAATACTATTATTCCTAAGGTTTCACGGGGGGATATTATTATCTTCCCATCGTTCTATCCTCATTATGTTTGCCCCAATCCTCACAATGAGGAGAGAATTACATTCTCAGCAAACTTCCTTGTGACACCTCAAGAACCTGCACAGGGTTCTCCCGAAACCTCTCAATCTATGCAATCATAATCATGTTGGACAAAGACATTCGCCTATTGAACAAAGTCATTCGCAAAGGCGAGAATGGTGAAGTAAGTTACAGCGACACTGAACTTCACTACATGAAAAAGAAACGTCGCAAACTTAAAGAGTGGAAACGCTCTGCTCAAATCTCTCAAAACAACGGTTTCGGACAGTATCTCAATGAACAAAATGATGACTGATGACACTTTCAACGTCTCTTGGGACGAGACTGATATGATTCAAGTGCAGGAAGATGACTGGGTTGCATCTATCCTAGGCACAGAAGAAGAAGCAATCTATGATGTATTAGCAGAACTATGATTGGACTCAGAGTTAGGATCAAACCTAAAAGTAAGAAAGCAGATTACATCTGGCGTTACGATATGAAGAAGATCCGCTACATGTGGGTGACATCTCGTAGTCGTAAATGGTTACTTATGGACCCTAACTCTGGCATTCAAATAGAAGTTCACCCCAAAGATGACCCTGACTGGATTATTATCAAATGACTGAAAACAACCGCTACAAAGTTGTGTGGACCAAACCAAAATCAAAGAACGGTTTCTATTCACAGCAAGAAGTTGTTGTGTTTGGTATCGATAACGTTGAACATGTTATTAAAAACATGGTCCCCGAAGGACAAGGATGGGACGTTTATCCTGCGTGACAGTCACGGAACTGGTCGGGCACCCTTGACGGGGTGCCTTTTTTATGCCATACTATAG